GTAAGTTTTCCATGTTGCTGATGCAATCCTCTTTTCCCAGTATTCACTATTCGTCATCATTGTCATCCTTTATTGGCGGAACTATATCCCAGGAAGGACCTTCGTTCGCTTTCTGCTCATTCAGCCGTTTCTTTTCTTCCTCAATATCTGACACATATGGATGATGAGCAAGGATCGTCTCATCTGATACCGTACCTTTTGAATTATTACAATTCTGTATCATTTCTGATTCATTGATTGCCATATCTCTGTTAAATACGATATCAACTTCAATTTTTTCAAAATTTCCCTGCCCTGTCAGCGATAAGTAAGTATCAACAAAATATAATAACTGTTCAAATCCGTATTTAAATTCTGTTTCCATCAGATTACATTTCAGATCAAGGTCTGAGTACATAAATCGTAATGATACTCCCGATGGAGCATTTCCAAATTTATCCGGATCTTTGTTCACGCTCTGACCACATTCGACAATATCTCTTTTCAGCTGCTCATAATGTTCCCTGAGTGCTGTGATATCCATCTGAGGTGTAAGCGTATCCACACCGCCTTCCTCCGGATCGTCAATGACGATCGCCCTATCATCATTCAGCGTCCGCATAAATTCACTGACGTTCTCGCCGCCATATCCTTTCAGTACATAAATCAGGTTTTTTACTTCTTCAACATAGTTTGCTGCCTCACTGCGTCCCAAGTCATATCCATCAATCAGACTTTTTACAAATTTGATATCCGGCTTTTCAATTCTGTTATTCTTGAATGCTATAAACGGCACCTTTCCCCACGTTTCCCATAGATTCCCGGCTTTGTAATGAGCCACCGGTCCTCCATTGTCTGTCATTTTGTCCGCATCCAATATAAGCATCTGCCCTTGCAGACGGTAATATGTCACAGAATCGGCAGTCCACACTTCTACGTTGGTTACAGTCTTCCGTTGATCATACTCCCATACCGAAGTCCGATATACTCTGATCAGCGTATCTAGCTCTGTATGTGTCCTGTCTGTCCATAGAGGAATGCACTGCTCTGCAGGAATCACCATCGTCTTTAGCTGTCCATTCCTGTCAATGTATACATGCAACCAGGCGATTCCCTTATTTGATGCTTCATATCCCAACGATGAAAGCAGATATTGGAAATTCTTTCCCAGTAAATCTTTGAGTCTTTCGATATACCGGCTGTCATTATCTGACGTGTCCGCTTTGAAAGTGACCGGTTTCGACAGCAGATACGCAATTTTTTCATCCACCTGATTTTTATATTTTCCGTGAGCCAGCTTATTGTTCGCCTTGTAGCTTTCCTCGATTACATTTCCCCTGCTATCCTTGTGAGTAATTTTCCGACTCAGAATATCATTATCTACCTGATAATACCGCTCTCCGGTCATCATCCACTCTCGCTCCGGGGATGCTTCAAATTCTGATATCAGACGGACAACTCTCGCATCCGTCAGTGCATTACTTTCCTTTACTGCAATCATGCCCGCTTTCACTCCTTTTCTGATCTTGTCGATCACATCTTTTATCCACACTCTCTCACCTCATTTTTCAAAATAAAATAAGGGCTATAAATTCCTTATATTCCCGCCCTTCAGATCCGACACCTCATAATCATCCAGTCCATACCATATGGCCGACAATGTATGAGGATCTATATTAAATTCATCTTCTATGATTTCTCCATTTTTATCCACAGCAAATGTAAGATCCTGCAGCTCATCTATAATATTCTCACATTTATCTGAACAGACTATTTTTCTGAACCGCTTTACTTTCTTAGTGTAAATCTTCCTGCTGCCCTTAAATTTCTTACAGGCACGGATCCTGAATCCCTTCTGCTTGTAATACCTGATTGCTTTCGGCTCAGCACAGTCTGCCTTGATCAGGATATCTTTCCATTTTTTGATATCTTCCGCAATCTCCGGATCCGTTTTATCCTTGCTATAATATTCATCATACAGATATAAAATCTTATTATCATGATCAATCAGCATCCGGACAACCGCATTGTAAGATGTGACAAATCCAAAGTCCATTCCATTCTTTTCCAATGGATGCTGGACGTTTTTCATCTCTGCCCTTACCTGCTCATCAGCTTCCACCACAAATTGCGGAAATACCAGTCGACCATTAACACCAAATCGTCCTTTACGTGCTACCCTGTAGAGATCAGGATCATGTATTTTCAAGTCATCTAGCTGTTCGACGTAATCTTGCGGAACGAAGTAATTATCATCTACTGTGCTGTGATGATAATAGGTCTTTCCAACCACTACACATCTTTCTTTATACAGTTTCTCATCATCCAATATAAAAAGTTTTGCCTTTTTATCTTGAAAGAAATAGCGATAACACCAGTTACTTTTACTGACTGGATTGGTTGACAAAATTATATGATTACTCAATACCGGATGTCTCAATCGTCCAAGGATTTCTTTAAATCCAGCATACTTTACTTCCGAACACTCTTCGATCCATACAATCGACACCCCGTTCATAGATTTCAATTTTGCCGGCTTGTCCATGCCCTTAAATATGATCTTGCTGCCATTTTTGAAGCGTACCTGCATCGGACTGGTGGTAAATGTCAGATAACCATCTACTCCCATTGCTTCTGCTACTTCTTCCAGTAGATCATAACAACTATCCCGAATTGTATCGTATACTTCTCGCACTACCAACGCTTTCCTTTTTTCCTGTAGCAATTTCCTGATCAGCTTTACAGCAACATGATAGCTTTTCGAACTTCCATAGCCTCCTACCAGCAGATATATTTTGTGATCCCAGTCTTCAACAAATTCAGCAAAATGATCGTTTAGTATAAACTCTATCTTTTTCATTTCCGCTCACTTGCCTTTACAAAAGTAATGTTGATAGGTTCTTCTTTTTCTGTATTAACTTTTGCCCGTATGGACTCAATTCTCACTTTCTGCTCCTCCGTGGATAGATCCCAGTTTTTGTGCAACATCTCATCATACTGCTTGATCATAGCCCTTAATTCACCCTGTGCTCTTGCCTGGGCTTTCAGAAAAGCTTCCTGCTTATCCCATGCCTGCTGGACTTCCCATTTTTCACCGATCACATTACCAACCTTTTCTTCTATCTTTTCGATGGTCTTGTCATCCTGATCTTTGACATAGGCTATCCGTTGCGCCCTGACAATAGCAGCATACGCAATCTGTATCTGATGCCATAGTAAATCTAGCGGATCCGCCTGTTCAATGGCAGAAAAAATCTCCCGTGTTTCATCCGGGAGATACTTGCTGAAGAATCCATATTTTTCAGCATTCTTATTCTGTTCAGGAGCTCCGCCGCCATCATTTCCAATGGCATTTTTATTCCTTGGCTGACCGCCTTTTTTTCTTTTCCGAACGTTCGCCTTTTTATCCGAGCGTTCATCATCCCATTTATGAGTACATTTCCATCTCCGAACCGTCCCTTCCGGTATGCTTAGTTGACTTGCAATCTCAACTAATTTCATCCCTTTCAGATACATGGCTTTTGCCTGACAGATTCGTGGATCCGGTGCTCTCGCCATGTACCATCACCTCGCATTCGTGTTTGTTTTGTATTAGAAAAGCACCCCGGAGGGTGCCTATGTTTTATCTTTTACAGAAAAACACCCACACATCCCTGTGCAGGTGCCTTACGGGTTTATAAGTATAGGAATCGAGCCGTCGGTTTTCCGTCTTGGCTCATTATAATTAAATCACATATTACTACTAAACTTCAATCAACTAAGACAATCATTCATCAATTTTTAAATGCCCCAAAGCTCTTCCATGAAGTTTATGTACCCATTGCTCCGAGCAGTCCATCAGCTCTGCGATTTCCCACCACCTGAGACCTTTTACATACCGGTAAAATAATACATCATTCTCATCCTCGTTCTGTACCGTCTTGATCTGCTTTTCAACAGCAATATACGATTCAATACACTTTTCTTTTTCTTCTCCGAGCTTTTTCTCCAACAGTTCGATTCTTGCCAGTTCGTCAGAAAGATCTTTTTGATTTCCACTGCCATGCGGCATTCCTGAATAATCAGTAGCTTTCACAGACTTCGCAAGCTCTCTCAGCTCTGTCACCTCTCCATCTATCCTGTTGACCCGTCTCCTGTTGGTTCGGTATCCTCTCAGATATTCCTTTTTTCGCTCATTTTCATTTTTCACATTATTTTCTTCCAGTCGCTCCACCGGCATCCACTCCCTTCCTCGTATCTACTCCCCACTTTTTCAGTGCATCCTCCACTGTATAATTCGGGTATGCCGGACGGCGGAAGTCCGCACTGGCTTTCCGATCCGGTGGATGCTCTGCCATCCCGGCATAGTGTTCTTTCTGATTCTGCCGGATCTCTGCTGGACTCCAGCGTCTGTCTGTGCTTCGTTTCAATGGATATCACTCCTTTTCTTTTTCCAACTGCTCCACAATCCTATGGATCGTCTTGCGTGTGCTCCATGCGTCGATTGCTTCTTCTATCGAGTTGTATCTCCTCTGGATTCTTCCAATGCATTTTGTATCGATACATCCTACAACATAATGCACCGTACCCATGTATTTTCCGTTAAAAACTAATCTTTTTGTTGCTCTTACTTCAGCTTTTCCACCGCAGAATGGACACGGAAGTAATTCAATCTCGCTCATCTTCTGGCTGTTGTAGTTCTTCACTTTGCTTAATGTCTGAATGATTTCACTCATACTATCCCTCCTAAATTTCAGTTTAGTCAATTGCAACGTCATACCATGTTCGCACCCACCTTGCCACATTAAGCCTAAATTCGTCATCTTCCAGCAGCTTTTTAACATGGTTATAACAATCAATCGGTCTATGCACAATATAATCATAATTTGATGTTGGAATGGTCTCTCCTTCTGTGAATACAGGGATGCTCATTCTATAAAATCTCTTTCTCCTGTCTTTTTCGTCATATTGTTCATATACCAAAACACCGTTTCGCAAACAGTATTCAGATATGTTTTTCTTTGTCATTTTCATTCTTATTCACCTCGTATCTGCCTCGCATTGCTTAGCACCGGATTTCACAATCTCAATACATTTACATATTCTTTGGTATTCATTAATGCCATGTGCTGGTGTTCCGTCAATCAGTTCCATGTCTTTGAAATCTTCCAACATATCAACAACCTTGTCCACGTCATAGGCTGTTGGCTGTTCTTTTAGCATATCTTCAATATCGGGAATACAAAACTCGTAGCCTCTCCCTAGATACTTTGCAATTTCACCACTCGTAATCTTGTCAGCATCAATCAATCTCATTATCTTCCGCTCCTTAACATACAAAAAAGTAATTCTGTCATAGATTTTTTTCTTAGTCCCATTCTGCAAGGCTTTACTACCTTTAATTCCCACCCCGTCACATTCGCATCGCCTATCGGCGTTAGATTCTGAAATTCATCCTCCAGCTCTTTCATGCATGGAACTGCTACCATAATTCCCCAATATTTAGATGATTCCGGGTTGCATTGGTGTAAGTGTTCATCAAACTTACCGTTTTGCAAATCTGGTATCAAATCTTTGTAGCATTCCATTGTAGTTACTATATAGTTCTTTTCACCGTAGAAATTCAATCCATTACAGCTGTAAACATCTTCCTTACAACTTTTGATTTCGTAGCAAGTAAATATTCCTTTTTCTATCCCGGATA